CCGCTGTTGGTGGCGCCGCGTTTGATGGTCAGGAAGGCCTGGGCGATGTCCGTCCACCCGGCGTCCCACTCGATGCGACTGCCTTGGATTGTGTCCTGGGCTTTGAGCACCAGTGCGTTTTTCGCCTCCAGGCTGTAGTGAATGGGTGTCGCCTTGGCGTAGAAGTCGCGCACCAGGTCGAACACGCCGTAACCCACTCCGGTGACGTCAATGCCGATGTGCTGGACGTTGAAGCGCTCGGTCAGCTTCTTGACCTGTGCAGCCTGGTAGGTGAACGAGTGGCCACGCCAGCTGTGCTTCTCCAGAATCCGGAACTTCGCCCCGGGTTCGAGTGGCGGCGCGATGACCACACAGGTGGCGTCGTCGCGCGTGCGGCTTGGGTCGTAGCCAAGCCAGACCGGGCTGTTGCCGAACGGTCGATCCAGCTCCGCGTTGTAGTCCTCCCACAACGATAGGTCCGAGTAGCAGCGTTCCAAATCCTTGAGGCTGAATGCGCTTTGGGTGCTGTCGATGAACTTGCAGTAGAACAGCTGCTGAAATTTGTCTTCGTCGTACTCCAGCTGCAGCTGCTCCAGGTCGAACAGATCGCAGCCGCCGGCGATCGCATCGTCCAGGGTGATCGTCTTGCGCCACTGGCCGTCCGGACACAGCGCGCCCTGTGTGTAGGCCGCTTCGCTCGGCCACACACCGCCAGCCTTCTTGCCGCGTTTGCTGTTGCGGAATTCCTCACCTGACCAGAATGGGTACGCCTGGTGCGACACGGCGCTGGGCGTCGAGAAATAGGTTTTGCGCCACTTTTTGTGTGTGCCCATGGCGCTGGCCACGGTGCTGAGTTTTTCGAAGTCGCGGATCCAGAAATATTCGTCCACGTAGACGTGGCCGTGGTAGCCCTGGGCGGTGCTGCTGTTGGTGCTGAGAAAGCGCAGTTCGGCGCCGTTGCTGAGCGTGATCGGGTTGCCCGTCAGCTCGATATCAAACCACTGCTTAGCGAACTGGATGATGTAACTGCGGAAGATCTCGGACTGCGACCGGCTGGCAGACAGAAACACCTGGTTGTCACCGCTCAGCACGGCGTCCATGAACGCTTCGCCGGCGAAGTAGTAAGTCAGACCGACCTGACGGCTTTTGAGGATGTTCCGGACACGGCGCGTCAGTGGGTTCTGTTTCGCCTCGAACAGCTCTTTCTGGTAGCCGTACATCTTCGAGATGAATTTATCGAGAAAATCAACTTCGGTCAGGCCACTGATGTCGTTCTTGGCCTTCTTTTCGCGCTTCTTGGCGCCGCCTTCGCTTCGCTCACGGCGTTGACAAGATTGCCGTTCGCGAGGCTCATTCGGTGCGTCCGACGGCGCTGCCTGTGCAGGCTTGGCTGCAAGTTTTTTCAGCCGCTCAAGCAGACTCGTCAGCCGCTCCAGTTCGTCCAGTTCGGCTTTCGTCAGCGGATCGATCTTTTCCAGGATCAGGGTGATACGTCGGTTGACTGCACTCAACGGTTCTTCATCCGTCAGCATCTCGTCCCAGCCGCCTTGGCGGATCCAGTAATAGATGATTCGGATGTTGGGCAGCTTCAGATGCGCCTGTATTTCCTTCACCGCACAGCGGCGCAGGTAGAGGCGTTTTGCGGCTTCCTTAACTTCGGTCGGGTAGTTCATGGGCCGCAGTCTATGCGGCGGAAACCCCGGAAACGCGGGGTTAAATGCTGCGATCCGCCTATCTCCCGAAAATAGGAGAACTCCGAATTTCAACCGTTTGTTTGGCGGTAAACGGCTCCCTATCGTGGCGGCTCATTCAACGATTGAGTGCAGTCACCACCCATGCCCCGTTCCCTTGTCTCCTACTGGAAACGTGTAGCCACCAGCGGCCCGACCGTCGATGGCCGCGAGATCCTTCCCCAGGAACTGCGCGACATCGCCGAGACCTACACGCCGACTTTGTACACCGCTGTTATCTGGTGTGAGCACGAACGCTGGTTCGGATCACACGGAACGGTTTTCGCTGTGCGCCTGGTCGAGGAGGGCGACGATTTAGAACCTGGCCAAGTCGCCCTTGAAGCGCAACTGAAGCCAAACGACAAGCTGCTGCGCCTGAATGACGCCGGCGAAAAGCTGTTCACCAGCATAGAGATCAAGCCGAATTTCCGGGGCCGTGGCAAAGCCTACATGACCGGTATCGCCGTCACCGACGAACCCGCCAGCGTCGGCACGCAGGAACTCTACTTCTCCAGTCGCACCAGCCGCGATGCGTACTACGCCGCCTCCCAAGAACTCGGCCCTCTGCGCGAAACCGAAGCGCAGGGCGAGATTGGTCGCCTTGTCGGCATGTTCACCCGCCTGTTCAAGCGTTTCGGCATTGACGACACCGCCGCCGAAACCACTCCGCAAACCCCAACCGAGAGCAAACCCCCAATGGATGAAGCTACCGCAACGGCTTTGAAAGCCCTGCTGGCCCAGCTGCTGGTCGTCGCTGCCGGCATTCAGGCCGTGATTGAGCCTGCAGCCGAAGACGCACCAGAACCCGATCAAGCCCCGATCGATGACGTCAGCGCGGCAGTCGACGAGATCGTCACCACCGCTGAAGAAGGACGCGAATTCAAGCGCAACGGCGGCAGTTCCAACAAAGCAGTGTTGGCAGCTCTGACCAGTCTGCAGCAACAGTTCACCACGCTGCAGAACACCAGCACCGGCCGTCAGTTGCCGCGTTCCACCGGCGCAGCCGACAAAACCAAAGCGCGGGTACTCTGACATGGCCCGTTCCCTGAGCGCCTACGGCGCCAAGATGTATGCAGCCATGCAACTGGCCATGGCCGAAACCTACGGCGTCGAGCTGTCCAGCAAGATGTTCAGCGTTGAGCCGTCCATCACTCAGGAACTGAACGACGCCATCACCGCCAAGTCGGACTTCCTTTCGCGCATCAACGTCATTGGCGTTAGCGAAATCAAGGGCGAGAAGGTGTTCATCGGTGTGTCTGGCCCTGTCACGGGCCGCACCAACACCAAGACCACCGACCGCGAAGCGAAAGACGCTTCCGAGCTGGACAACACCACCTACGAACTCTCATCTACCGAGTCGGACGTGGGTCTGCCTTACGCAAAAATCGACGCCTGGGCCAAATTCCCTGACTTCCACCAACGCTACTCGGCCGCTGTGCAGAAACAGATCGCTCTGGATCGCATCATGGTGGGTTTCCACGGCCTGAAAGCCGCTGCGCAGACCGATATCTCCGCTTATCCAATGCTGCAGGACGTGAACAAAGGCTGGTTGCAGCAACTGCGCGAGCAAGCACCGCAGCAGGTACTCAAGGAAGGCAAAGCCGCCGGCAAAGTCACTCTGGGGCCGGACGGTGATTACGCCAACCTGGACGCTCTGGTGCATGACACCAAGCAAATGGTGGACGAACGTCTGCGTGATGCCGGCGATTTGATCGCCATCATCGGCACCGATCTGCTGGCGGCTGATAAGGCGAAGCTGTACGCCAAGCAGGGCGATACGCCAACCGAAAAAGAACGCATCGAAGACGCTCAGGTGATTGCCACCTACGGCGGCTTGCCGAGCTTCAGCGTACCGTTCTTTCCGGTCAACAGTGTGTTGGTCACCAGCTGGGACAACCTGTCGATCTACTTCCAGGATTCCAGCTGGCGCAAGCAAACCGTGGACAACCCGAAACGTTCTCGCGTCGAGGATTACAACAGCCGCAATGAGGGCTATGTGATCGAGCAGCTGGAGAAAATCGCGCTGACCGAGAACGTGGAGCTGCTGAAGTGAGCCTGGCTCTCGCGCATAAGCGCCGCACCTTGGCCCAAGGCAGCGCTGCAGTAATTGCTGCCGCCGCCGCACCGCTGGCGTATTCGCCGGCGGAAGCCTTGAGCAGTCCAGCCAACGCGAAAAAGCACCTGCTGTTGATGGAAGCCTCGCTGGATCAGGATCTGCAGCGCCTGAGCGACATCAAGGGGCTCGCCGGCCGCCAGGCACTCAAGCGCGAAGAGCTGCTGCCCAAGTACCAGGACTTCATCCAGCGCTACATGGATTCGGGTCTGGTCATGCCGAACCGTGTTCTGGTGCAGGTGATGGTCTGGCTGTTCGACACCGAGCAATTTGAGGACGGTCTGGCGCTGGCTGACTTTGCGATTGGGCAGGGGCAGGAGATGCCCGAGCGGTTCAAACGACGCGATTTGCAAACCTTCGTTGCGGACGCGGTGATCGATTGGGCTTACGCCGAATACAACGCCCAGCGCAGCCCGGAGCCGTACCTGTCTGACCTGCTGCCGCGCGTCGACGGCGAGTGGGAGCTGACCGAACAGATCCCGAGCAAGTACCACAAGTTGATTGGCATCCGCGCCATGGAGGCCGAGCAGTGGGAAACCGCGCTCCAGCATCTGGAGCGCTCGACGGAGCTGTACGCGAAAGCCGGCAACGAGACGCGAATCAAGAAGTGTCGCACCGCACTGGCCAAACAAACACCTGCCGACAACTGCACCCAATAACCGACTACCCCCCCCAGCGGGGAACTGTGGACGTGTGTCTGCCATTCATGGCCAGCCCCACGGAAAACAGTCTCCCCGCCCTATTTGAGCGGTCAGTAATGAGCTTTTCCGGGAAACCAACCACCTTCGTGGAACAGATCATCGAGAACGACGGCTTCTGGCCGGATCTTTCCGTGTCCGAGTTCCAGAAGGGTTACCGCCTGCCGGCGGAGTATCTGGTGGACATGCTGGCCGCTGACCTGAGTATGGCAATGGTTGAAGTCAACACCGACCTAACCGAGCTAAAAAAATGCTGGCAAGCGCAGGGCGTATACAGCGTTGAGATTCCCGATCCCTCGCGTCTGACACAAGAGCCTACATTGATTCAGACCGATCAGGACCTTCTGCCTGACAACGTGTTGAAGCTCAAAATCTATCGACGCGCCGTGTACTGCCGCGCCAAGGCCAGCGCCCTGCAGCAGTTCGCCACCGTGACCCGCCGCGAAAGCGCCGAGAACGCCGGAAAGGAAGCACCAGAGCGTGAGGATACGTTTCTAGCCTTCAGTCAGTCAGCGGTGCGCGCCCTGCAGGGCCGCGGCCGCATCACGGCGAAGCTGCTATGACCAAGCTGCAGACGCTGACCGCGTATCTGTTGGAGCGCCGCCTGGTCGAGCCTGAACAACTCGACAGTTTCACCGAGCAGGTGAAGCTCGTACTGATCTGGAAACCCGACGTCGACGGCATGCACCTAGGCGACATGCACTATCGCGCTGTGATTGTCCTGGAGCGCTTCGCCGATCATCCGGCGCGCTTGATGGCACTGGTGGGAAGTTGGTTGGAAAACAACGATGCCAACCGGGACCGCCACGAACTGCCGGCACCGGAATTTCTCGTGGAGCCGGTGGATAGCGATCTGTTCGACGTGGAAATCACGCTGGAGTTTGTCGAGCCACAGTATCTGGCCGAAGACGACGCTGGAGAAATTCAGGCCTTCGGTAAGACGTGGGCTTTTGTCCCGTTTGATCTCTGGATTGCCGAGCGCGGCGAGGTGGCCACCGATGGCCGGGCGTAGCACGTTCGAACTCGACATTCGCGGTCGCTTGGGCGTACGCGAACAACTGGCGTTGCTGAGCCTGCCGCCGCAATTGCGCCGCCGGTTGCTGAACCAGGTCACCAAACGCGTGCGGACGATGAGCCGCAAGCGTGTGCGTGAGCAGAGGAATCTGGACGGTACGCCCTTCGCTCCACGCAGGGGCGACGGCAA